AGACGGTGGCGAAGGTCCGCGCGGTGGCTGAGTCGAACTATCGGTTTACGTCCACGGCGCCGGTCAAGCAGCAGATCGCCCCGCCGCAGTCGGTGGAGGAATGGCTGGCACAGGGCGGCACGGTGGAGCGGTTGGATGCGTTCGCGGTGTCCAAGCCGTTCCGCGCTATCGGGTTCAACAATCGGGAGGCGGCATGAACGAGCTTAAGGATTGTCCGTTTTGCGGGGGTAAGGCGGTGGCGTCTAACTACGTGGTGGAGGCGGCAGTGCGTTGTGTTGATTGCCGCGCCACCATCAAGCGCACTCACGGCCAGTACGACGACATCGGGTACCCGGAGGCAATCGACGCATGGAACCGCCGCGCATCCGACCGCAAGGAGTGCTACTGGCCGGAATGTGAATGCACTGTTGCCGAGCAAAAGTCAGGCGCCGCGCTCTGCTCCGATCCTCGCTACACCGTAACCGACGCAGGCCGAGCCATGCTCAAGGATGGTGAGTAATGGCGATGAGCCCAACCGCCAGGACGCTCGCCAAGCTCCGCAAGGAGGGCTGGCTTGCATGGGTTGTTGAGAAGTTCATTCCGCAAGTTAACCAGCGGTCGGACCTGTTCGGGTTTATCGACGTGCTGGCAATCCGTGGCGACGAAACGTTAGGCGTGCAGTCCACCAGCCGCACGAACGTTTCCAGCCGCGTGAACAAGATCACCGAGCACGAAAACGTCGCGGCCGTGCGTGCCGCTGGCTGGCAAATACACGTCCACGGCTGGGGAAAGATGGCGAACGGCCGCTGGGAATGTCGGGTTGTGGATCTGAGCTAAGGGGAAACCATCATGGCGAAGGGCGATGCGGAAATGGCGGCTCTGGTTGCCGCAGTAGATGGGGACGTGGAGTTTGAGATGAGCGAATGCGAACATTGGCGTGACTACGACTGGCAAGGAATGGCGGAAGTCCTGAAGGGGCGGGGAACTGTTCGGCGATCCCTGGCCGTGGATGCAGCGACCCTTTTCGACGTCTTTGATCCTATTCAGCACATGGCCTTTCCCCCTGGATACCTCAAGAGCATCCGGGCGGAGATGATCGAAGTCCTGCGCAGCCAATGCACTGACGGAATGGATAGGACGTGCGTTTACCTGACCTTCTTTGGTAACGGCGACCGCGCATCCCACATGAAGATCGGGATTGCCAAGGGGGTAAAGAGTCGGCTCAGCTCAATCAGGACGGGCAACCCCATTCCGCACCTATGGACCTACGCGACGGCCTTTCATTCACGACAGATGGCCCTTCGGGTTGAGGGCGCGTTACTGCGGCACATGGCTTCGGACCGGGCGCAGGGCGAGTGGGTCAACGTGCATGGTCTTTCGGAAGGGGCGGCAAGGGCGGTGGTTGATTCATTGGCTGAAGTGGCGGCGGCCGTGAGCCGGGACGCAGTAGCGTTTCACCGGACGGAGGTCTGAGCCATGAGCCGAGCCATCCTAAAGATGCTGCTGGCTCGGACGATCAAGCACGAGCCGAGCGATGCAGAGTTGGGCGAGTTCCTGGCGCACTGCCAAGACCTCGCCGGGGAGCGCCTGTATATCCCGCAGCGCCAACCAGATGCGGACCAAGAGCAGCGAATCCGCGACTTGCGCGCAGGCGGTTGGAGCATTCGCAAGATTGCGCGCGAGGTGAGCGTGAGTAAGTCGAACGTGCATCGTGCGCTGTCCCAAAACCCGGACTTATTTGTGGACAGCAACCCCTAGAAACTGGCAGCCATCGTAGAACCGGAAGCGGCAACGATGGCACTGTATGGCGGCAGTATCCCAGTAGAAGTGCGGCCCGGTGACAAGCCGACTGTTGTCACCGTTGTCTGTCCTAACGACTTCGCCCATGCGCGGCTGATGCAGGCGCTTAACAGCATCGTTCCCGAGGCTGGGCAGTACACGGTTCCCGCGTCGGTTATCGCTGAATCCCACTACATCACGACGGAGCCGTACTGCGGCGCCCCTGTAGTGCTGGCCGACGAGATTCCCGCTGACGACGACGAGGGCGCTCCCGCAGAGCCGCCGCGCACCATGCCCGGCGAGGTGGGCAACTAATGGCCCGCCACTTCCTGGTGCCCGATACCCAGGTACGCCCCGGCGTGCCAACGGACCATATCGACTGGATCGCGCAGGCGATTGTCGAATACCGGCCGGATTTCGTCTGCCACATCGGCGACCACTGGGATTGCCCTAGCCTGTCCATGCACGACGGCCCCGGCAGCATGACGATGGAGGGCGCGCGCTATGAGGATGACGTGCAGGCAGGTAACGACGCCTTCGCCCGCCTGTGCGCCCCGATGGAGGCCGAGCAAGCCCGCCTGAAGCGCAACAAGGAAAAGGGCTGGAATCCGCGCAAGGTTTTCTGCTTCGGCAACCACGAGAACCGCATTAATCGCGCCGTGAACAATGCCCCCAAGTGGGCGGGCACGATTGGCGAGCATCACTTGCTGACCCGCGACTGGGAGCGCAGGCCGTTCCTTGATCGCGTGTGGCAGGACGGTTTGCTTTACAGCCACTTCTTCCAGAGTAGCCACAGTTCCCACGCCATCGGCGGAACGATCGACAACCGCTTGAACAAGATTGGCGCCAGCTTCGTCCAAGGGCACGAGCAGGGCTTCCGCTACGGGACGCGCATCCAAGCATCGGGCGCGACTTGGCACGGCCTCGTGGCGGGCAGCGCATACCTCCATGACGAGGGGTATCGCGGAAATCAGGGACAAGGCCACTGGCGCGGCGTTGTCGTGCTGAACGAGGTCCGAGACGGCGACTACTGCGTGATGCCGCTAACGCTGGATTACCTCTGCCGGAAGTACGAGCGGATGAGCCTGGGGGCGTTCCTGCGCAAGAAGTACAAGGACGCGGAATACAAGTTCACTTTGGCGCGTGCCGCATGACCCGCCACAACATCGAAGCATGGGCGCAGCAAGCTGGGGGTGGGGTGTGAACTGGACTGTTACTGGCGGAATCCTACTGATCGTTGGCGGTGTTTATGGTTGGAAGTCTCTTGGCGACTGGATACAGGAGCGATACGGCTTTGACTGGGCTTCGCGCTATGGGGCGGCGACCTTAATCGTTGCCGTCGCAATGTTTTTCGGGTGGGTGTGGCCATGAACCGCCTCAAGCAAGCATGGCTGGCGCTGTTCAAGCGTAAGCCTAAGCCGCCGCCGCCGAAGTCCTACAAGGAGCTGGCGCTTGATGAGTTGCAGGCGTGGCGACCCATTGGCGGCACGTTTCGCTATCTCGGCCGTAAGTGTGTTGTGACTGGCTACACGCGAACCGTCTTTTCCCAGCTAGGTCCGCATTGGTACATCGAACTCAGCGCTGACTACTGCGACGACATAGGGGTGATGCGAAACGTTGCATTCACGATGGAAGAGGCCCGCGCAATCATGGCCGCGCAGCCCAAGCCCAAGGTAGCCAAGGGGAAGCGCAATGGGCGTGTCTGAGATTGTCGCCAATCTGGCGGGCCTGCATGAAGGCTATGCGCCCCCCGATACAGACCAGCGCGTGGCCTCGTTTTGGTGGGGTGCCCATGACGAGGAAGTGGCGTGGGCGCTGGCGCTGGCGAATGTCGTCTCGGCTGACCCCATCGCAAAACGGCTGTATGTCGCGCACGTCGGGGAGGACATGCGCCACAGCCGTGACCTGAAGGAGTGGGGCTATCGCCTCGCCGTGGAGTTCGTGGGCAGCAAGGGTAGCGGCCAGCGTCGCCGAAGCATGGTGGAGAGCTACCGCGTCGATTGGGGCCACCAGGCGGTGCGCGATGGGCTGGCGTTGGCGCTGTGGCCGCATCTGCGCGAGGACGTGCCTGGCATCTGCAAGCGGGCTGAGCAGTACAAGTGCGGCAAGCAGGCATTCCAGCGGGTGAGGGACGAGGTGCAGCGGCAGGCGTGCGACCTGATTACCGGATTCCGGCTGGACGTGACCGAAACACTGGCTGACCGCTTCAGCCGTGATTTCGTGTCCCGCTGGGAAGTGGCGACTGGCAAGGTGTGGCGTAACTAACTGGGATAGAAAAGTCGCAGAAAGTGTCATCGTGGGGGACCCCACATGCGATTAGTCAACGCGCCGTTAGCGGACGCGCAACAGCGACCATCGTAGTAGCCGCGAAAGCGCGTGGGGTCATATTCAACCTGGAGCCGCCAGTGACAACCATCGCCTATTCGGAAGGGACGATGGCCGCTGACACTCAGGCAACGTGGGCGGGCAACAAGACCCGCTGCCACAAGCTGTTCCGCCTGCCCAATGGTGGCGTTATGGGCGGCTGCGGGACTGCTGACGAGATCAACCGGGCCTTTAACTGGCTGGCGAAGGGCGCGAAGGGCAAGCCGCCGAAGATTCCCAACAGTTCCCTCCTGATCGCCCAGCCGGATGGTCGGGCGTATTCGGTCACGGACAAGCACTGGACGTGGGTCGAGGAGTTGGGACCGGCCGCCATTGGCTCAGGGATGCAGGCGGCGATTTGCGCCATGCGTCACTTTGAGGCGAGCGCAGAGGAAGCCGTCCATGCGGCGGCATCCGTGGACACCTACACATCGGCCCCGGTCGAGACGATGGCCGTGGAGCCCAAGCGTGCGCCTAAGCGACGCCCTGCTAAGTCTCGCTGAGTCGGACGGCGACCCGGAGGTGTTCTCCGTGGCCGTGGTGTACGAGACGCGGGAGGGTCAGTTCAGCGCGTTGCTGAACATCCCGAGCGGCCTACGGGCCTTCGCGCAGTGCATGGCGGAGATTGCGCTGGGGATGGCGCACGACCCGGCGGACGGTTTGCACTAAGAGGGCGGCGGGCAGGATGCGAACCCTGCCGCTATGGGTACGCCGCCTTTACGCCAGCGATGGGGACGTAGCCCGTTAGCGGCAATCATTTGAGGTCGGCATGAGCAAGACAGAGCAAGCTAGAAATCTACTGGCGTCCATCCGGGCAATGGGCAGCGTTCCAGAGATCACGGACAACTGGGTTGGCTTTAGGCCGCCTCCGCCGCTGAGTCTCCTGATGGATGCAGAGCCGCTTCGTGATGAGATCGCCAAGCTCATAAAAGCTGGCGAATAAAGGAACCACATGGATTGGCTACAGCTCGCCCTACCGCGATCAAAGCGGTATGAGGCGCTGAGGCTAGTCGCGTACCTGTGTCCTGCTGGCGTGTGGACCGTGGGCTATGGGGCGACTGGCCCCGGTATCGGCCCCGGCACCACATGGACCGAGGAACAGGCAGAAACGAACCTGCGCGACCGCTTCGTCAAGCTGGGCGCGCGGATTGATGCGCTGGTGCTAGTCCACCTAGAGCCGCATCAGATGGCGGCCCTGGCGCTATTGGCCGACAACATCGGCATTGAAGCGTTCCGCAAGTCCACGTTGCTGTGGCTGCTGAACTCTGGTGACTACAAGGGGGCGGCAGCCCAATTTGCCCGCTGGAATCGCGGCGGCGGAAGGGTGCTGCCGGGTTTAGTTAAGAGACGGGCCGACGAGCGCGCCCTATTTGAAGGGCACGGCTAATGGAAGGCGATGTAATCGGCTATGGCGTAGGCATCGGCGGCATTTTGCTGGCGGTGGGGCAGGTGGCGTGGTCCCGAATCTTCGGGGACGGCGCAGCCCATGCGCAGATAGTCGAGCAGCAGATGACTCGCATTACCAACCTGGAGGCCCGCCAAGCGGTGCTAGAGGGGCGGGTTAACGAGGAAATGGCACTACGTCTCGCGGAACAGGAGCGCGCTTCACTGCTGCGCCGCCGCGTGAGTGTGCTGGAGGCCGTGATTGTGGAACTTGGCGGCACGGTCCCGCCTGACGAATACAAGGTTGGAGGTTCGGATTGACCTTCGACCTATATCACGGCGACTGCCTAGAGGTGATGGCGGGGCTGCCGGATAACTCGGTCGATATGATCCTGTGCGATCTGCCCTATGGCACGACCGCGTGCAAGTGGGACACGGTTATCCCGTTTGAGCCGCTGTGGGCGCAGTACCGCAGGGTGGCGAAGCGGAATGCGGCCATTGTGTTGACGGCCAGCCAGCCGTTCACGACGGCGCTAATCGCATCGAACCTGACCGACTTTCGCTATACGTGGGTGTGGGAGAAGGAGCAGGGCGTCAACTTCATGCTGGCTAAGAAGCAGCCCATGAAGGTTCACGAGGACGCCTGTGTGTTCTACCGCGAAATGCCCGCTTACACGCCGCAGATGACGACAGGCAAGCCATACGTTAGCGGCAAGGGAAACAGCGGCGAAGTGACAGGCTCGCGTGAAAAGGTGCAGACGATCAACAGCGGCACCCGCTATCCGCGCAGCATCATTCAGTGCAAGCGCGAAACAGGGATTCACCCCACCCAAAAGCCCGTAGCCCTGATGGAGTACCTGATCCGCACCTACACCCACGAGGGTGATGTGGTGCTGGACAACTGCATGGGGTCGGGCACTACAGGCGTGGCCTGCGCCAACACGGGGCGTGGCTTCGTTGGCATAGAGCGCGACGACAAGTATTTCGCCATCGCATCCGAGCGGATCGCGGCGGCTCAGAGGGTTGCAGCGTAATGGACAAGACGAAAGCCGCCCTGATCGCGCTAATCGCGGTACTGGGCGCGGCGTTCGTGTGGGCGGGTTACGCGACCTTTAGCGAGTGGTCCGCGCTGGTTGGCGGGCTGTTTCAGGCGATTGCAGGCTAATGCGCTACTGGCCGCTAGTTCGCGCCGTGCTAGAGGTCGCGGCGGTGCTGACGTGCCTGTTTTTTCCTGCATCTACCGATGCGCGTGATCTACGTCCCAACAGACAGGCGCGAGATAAGGCGGCTGCGGCGTGAGTGGGGCACTGATTCTGAAGTTCCTGGCCCGCTACTGGCTGCACATGGCCGTGGTGGCAATCGTGGGCCTGCTGGTGTGGCGTCACGATGCGGCCGTCTACGACCGAGGCGCCCGTGACGAGCGCGCCAAGTGGCTGACCAAAGAGAACGCCGCGCTAACGCAGGCCATCGCGGACAACGCCAAGGCGAACGACGAGCGCCGGGCGGCACAGAAGGAAGTGGACCGGCTGGCAACCCTGCCGCCAAAGGTGATTGAGCGTGTACGGACGAATCCTAGCCGGTGTGTTCGGCCTGAGCCTGTTGCTGACGCTTCCCGCGTGCAGGTCAATGCCGTTAACGAAGCCATCCGAAAGGACGCCGTGCGCTGAGTTACCCGCGCCACCTGAGAGTAACGACGAGGACGCCTGGATCATCTGGGAGTCCCTAGTGGTTGAAGCCTACGGGCGCTGCGCGCTGAGGCGATGAGATGGGCCTACTCGATGAGTACCGGGCCAGCCTGCTTGCCTCGGCTGCACAGGCGCCGGGATTTGATGAGGTCAGGGCTGCACGGGATCGGGCGCACACGCTAGAGCAGCAACGGTTGCTGGCGCTGGATGAGCGCCGGGCATATGCGCGTGAGGTGGTCGAACGTGACCCTGTGCGGGGGACGCTGGCGATGATGATGCTGGCTCCGGCCGAGCAGGCATACAAGGGCGTTAACCACCTGATGGGGCGCGAGGTGGGGCGGTCGGGTTTCTTTGCCCCCTTCGCCAACATCGGCGCCGCCTATCAGGGCGCGCTTGAGGGGCTGGCTACGCGGGGCGGCAAGTAACGAATTGATTTGGCGGGGACCGCTGGTTGCGGCTCTGGCCTAACGGCTGGAATGGGTTCGATTCCCAGGGGAATGTGGAGGTTCGACCCCTCGCCCCGTCGCTTGAGTAAGGAAGCACCACGGGCAGGGACGCCCACCCTCTAGGGATTAGTGAATGTCGGGCAAGGGACACGCGCCACGGCCTTACAGCGTGAAGGCGGACGTTTTCAGCGAAAACTACTGCGCGACCTTCGGCCACCGGCCAAGGGGTGATGGGCAGTGCAAGAACTGCGGAGCCAAGGCGGAAGCCAGCTCTAAAGTAGAGGCAGATAGAGATGGCGGGCAAAGGACAGCCCAAGACGGGCGGACGCAGCAAGGGGACGACCAACAAGGTCACGGCTGACGTAAAGGCGATGGTGCTGGATGCGTTGGACCAGGCCGGTGGCGTTGGCTACCTGCTGACCCAAGCGCAGAGCAATCCCAATGCGTTCCTAACGCTGGTGGGCAAGGTGCTGCCGATGACGGTTGCAGGCGATCCCGCCAACCCGTTGCAGACCATTACCCGCATCGAATTGGTGGCCGGTGACAGTCGCCAGGATTGAACTGCCGCCCGCGCTGGTGCCCGTGTTTGAGGGTGAGGCTAGGTATCGTGGCGCGTGGGGTGGCCGCGGCTCAGCGAAAACTCGCAGCTTTGCGCTGATGACGGCTGTCCGTGGCTACATGTGGAGCATGGCAGGCGAGGAGGGAATCATCCTCTGCGGCCGTGAGTTCATGAACTCGCTAGAGGACTCCTCGCTTGAGGAGGTCAAGGCGGCCATCCGGTCTGAGCCGTGGCTGGCCGAGCATTACGAGATTGGCGAGAAGTTCGTCCGCACGAAGGATCGGCGGATTGCGTACACGTTCGCAGGCTTGAGGCACAACTTGGACAGCATCAAGTCCAAGGCCCGCATCAAGCTGGCATGGGTGGACGAGGCCGAGCCGGTGTCTGATACGGCCTGGACGAAGCTCATCCCGACCGTGCGCGAGCATGGGTCCGAGATTTGGCTGACGTGGAACCCGGAACGCAAGACCAGCGCCACCCACATGCGATTCCGCGAGAACCCGCCCGATGGGGCGAAGATCGTGGAGTTGAACTATCGGGACAACCCGTGGTTCCCGGATGTGCTGGAGCAGGAGCGGTTGAACGACCTGCGCAACCGGCCCGAGAGCTATGGGCACATTTGGGAAGGTGAGTTCGTCTCGGCGATTCAGGGTGCGTACTTCGCCCCTGCGCTGATGAAGGCCAAGCAGGACAACCGCATTAGCTCAGTAGCGGGCGATCCGCTGATGACGACGCGGGCCTATTGGGACATTGGCGGCACGGGGGCCAAGGCTGACGCCTGCGCCATCTGGATTGTCCAGTTCGTGGGCACGCAGATTCGGGTGCTGAACTACTACGAGGCGGTCGGGCAACCCCTGGCGGCTCACGTGGAGTGGCTGCGGTCCAAGGGATACGAGAAGGCGCAATGCGTCCTGCCGCATGACGGCGCGACGAATGACAAGGTGTTCAGTGTCAGCTACGAGAGCGCGCTGCGGTCGGCGGGCTTCGATGTGCGCGTGATCCCGAATATGGGCACGGGCGCTGCGAATGCCCGCATCGAGGCGGTGCGTCGCGTGTTCCCGTCTGTGTGGTTCAACGCGGACACGACCGAGCCGGGGCGCGATGCGCTGGGCTGGTATCACGAGAAACGAGACGAGGCGCGGGGCATTGGCCTCGGGCCTAACCACGATTGGGCGAGCCACGGTGCTGATGCGTTCGGCCTGATGGCCGTGGACTACGCGCAGCAGCCGGGCAATGCGGCATCGCAACCCATCCAGTACCGAAGGCTAATTCGCTAATGCACATGCTGGCAGCGCTTGAGGCCATGAAAGAGAAGGAAGCGGCAAGGGAGGTCGCCATTCGGGCCGTCATCAAGGCCGCGTGGGATTCGCTGCCGTACCTGCCTGAAAACGATGACTACACGAATGCGCCGTTGCGTGCCGCACTAAGGGAACTGGATCAAATCTGATGGCCTACGGCAAGGAAGCTGACAACGCTCGCGAGCCTATCGCCGAGAGCGAACTGGAGCGCATGGCGCGGGAGTTCATCCGCTCCTCGCTGGGTGGGCCGGACTCCGAGATTGCGTCCATTCGCGAGCGCAACGTGCGGGCCTACAACGGCACGCCTGACGGTGACTTCGCGCCCCCGGATATTGACGACCGTTCGACCTACGTCTCGACGGACGTGGCCGACACCGTAGACGGCATGATCCCGCAATTGCTGGATGTGTTTGTCTCCGATGACAAGGCCGTCGAGTGCGAGGCCAAGAAGCCCGGCCAGCAGGCGGAGCAGCAGGCACGGCAGGCAACGGGCTACCTGAACCACCTGTTCTACGTCCGCAACGACGGCCTGAACGTCCTGCACGACTGGTTGCAGGATGCGGCGACGCAGAAGGTCGGCCACGTCAAGGTGTGGGCCGAGGAAGAAAAGGAAGATTCCAGCGTCACCTACGAGGGGCAGACCGAAGATCAGCTTGCGGCCATCCTTCATGACGGCGCGGAGCTTGACGGCGAACCGCAGGTTGACGAGTTGGGCATGCTCACCTTCACGGTGAAGCAGCAAACCACCAAGATGGCGTTCAAGGTGGCGTGCGTTCCGCAGCACGAGATGCGCGTTGACCCGAACGCCAAGTGGGGCGACCCGCCTGCCGCCATCGGCGAAGTCCGCCTGAAGCGCAAGTTTGAACTGGAGGAGATGGGTTACGACCTGTCCGGCATCGGCTCAGGTGGTGGCGAGTTCCAGGCCAGCGGCGAGCGTGATGCGCTGCTGGGCGATGCGCGTGGCGAGGCTGACCACGAGCTGCACGAGTCGCACAAGCTGTATGAATACGCCGAACTGTATTTCCAGATCGATGCGGACGGGGATGGCGTCGCCGAGTGGCGCCAACTGTGCCTCATCAATGGCGAGTTGGTCGCTAACGAAAAGACGGACGGCGATCCTTACGCCGAAATCTGCCTCATGCCGCGAGCGCACGCCTACCACGGCGATTGCCCGGCAGACCGCGCCTATGGCATCCAGAAGGAACAAACGAACCTAGCCCGCGCCCTGTTCGACAACGTGTACTTCACGGTCAACCAGCGGACCTATGTCAACACCAACGCCAACGTAAACATCTCGGACCTGCTGGATAACCGTCCGGGCGGCATCGTTCGCGGGCAAGGCGCTCCGGGCGATGCGTTCGGGTCCATCCCGCAGCCGGGCATCCCTGCGGCCGCGTGGCAGATGCAGGAGTGGTTGAAGGTCAATCTGGAGAACCGCACGGGCTTCACGCGGTACTCGCAGGGCATGGACGCCGACTCGCTGAACAAGACGGCGACTGGCATCAACATCATCACGAGCAAGGCCGATATTCGCCTGCGCCTGATGACGCGATTCGCCGCGCAGGGCATCCGCAAGATGTTCACCAAGCTCCTGAAGCTGGCAACCCAGCACCAGGACGCCGAGGACTGGTTCAACGTCAACGGGGAATGGCAGGCCGTCAACCCGTTTGAGTGGCGCGACCAGTTCAGCATCAAGATCAACGTGGGCCTCGGTCACGGCACCCGTGAGCAGAAGATGCAGGCGGTTATGGCCATGCTGCCGTTGCAGCAGATGGGCGTGCAGATGGGCGTGGTTCGCCCGGAACACATCGCCAACACGATCCGACTGGCCGCCACGGTTAACGAGTTCAAGAACCCCGACGAGTTCTGCGACGCAGAGCCGACCGGCGCACCCAACCCGCAGCAGTTCCAGCAGATGCAGCAGCAGATGCAGGAAATGGGGCAGAAGGGCCAGCAGCTTGAGCAGGAAAACGCCTCCCTCAAGATGGAAAACGAGGGGGTGAAGCTCGATGCCAAGCGTCAGGCCCTGAAGTCGGACGTAGAGAAGGCCAACGCCCACTTCGACGCCCGCGCGCAGCAGTTCGATGCTGCGGTGAAGGGTGCGCATGCCGACGCCGAGAACCAGCAATTGGCGGCTCAGGCCCAGCAGACCGGCGACGAGGACGCGCGTATCGACTCGCTGGAGCAACAGGTGGCGATGCTGTCTGCCGCCCTCTCGCAACTGTTCACGCAGCAGCCGTCAGCGGATGACGGAATGGGCATGGAAGCCCCTGCTGCACCCCCTCTCTAACGAAGGACGCCACGGATGGCACAGGCAACGATTCTCGCGACCGGCACGACCGGCGCGACCTCCACCGATATTGTCGTCGCGGCTGGTGCGAGCGTGACGGTTGGCCTTTTCACGGCTGATGCCAACGGCATTCCGCCTGACCACTTCGCCACTGTCTGGATCGACACCCCGAGCAATGACCTCCAGGTCAAGCAGCTCACGGGCGTCTGTCCGACCACGGTTATTGCAGGCCCCGGCACGTTCCGCGTGATCCGCAAGGCAGGCACGACCAGTTTCGGCATCTTCACGGAGTCCTGATGAGCCACGAGGCGGACGTACTGCGCGGCAACCGTGCGCAGGAAGTTCTAGATAACGAGGTCTACGCGCAGGCGTGGGCGCAGATTGAACAGGAAACGATCCGACTATGGCGCGAGGCAAGAGACCCAACGGAGCGGGAGCAGTTACACCAATTCCTGCTGATGCACGAGAAGGCCAAGAGGGTGCTGGAGTCGGTCATGCGGACGGGGCTGCTAGCGCAGGCCGAGTTGGGCCGCAAGCTGAGCCGCGCCGAGCAGATTGGGCAGGCGTACGGGACGCGCTGGGCCGCCTAGAGCGTGCCGGTAACCCTGTCTGCCGCGTGGCCTTCCCTGGCGCGCCTGAAAGCGTCTGGAGCGGCCTGTTTGGCGGCGCCATCGTGATCCAGTCGGACGAGATTTACGCCATTACCAGCGATGGCAAGAGGCACGCGCTATGACAGCACCCAGCATCACCGAGGATCAGGTCGAGGCCATCCGCGCGCTTGCGGTGGCGCTTTGTGGCGATCAGCCACTCCCGGCCGATCCGGCGATGGCATTTCACGAAATGCGCCGCGAGTTGACGCCCGAAGTCGTGCGCCAGTTGTGCGATGGCTGGATAGCGTGGGCCAACTACAACTAGCAGCAAGAATTAGCCCGCAAGGGTGAAAGAACGCAGGCCATGACGGCCTGTGAGAACACAAGGAAGTGGATATGAGCATGGTAGGTGACGGCGAGAGCCAGCCGACCGAAGGCGAAGTCACGCTTGACGACATTGCAGACGCAATGGTGGGCAAGTCTGAAACGCCGGACGAGTCGGACGAGCGCGAGGAATCCGACGAGGCCGAAGGGGACGAAGCACCCGAGGATGAGGACTCCGACGAGGACGAGGAGCAAGAGGACGAGCCCACCTTCACCATCAAGGTGAATGGCAAGGATGTAGTTCTCAAGCAATCCGAACTCATCGAGATGGGCCAGAAGGGGGCGGACTACTCACAGAAAACGATGGCGGTGGCCGAGGAACGCAAGGCTGTAGAGGCCGAGCGCGCCCAAGCGACGCAGTACCGCCAGCAGCAGGAACAGGCGGCGCAGGAGGCTTCAGAGCGGCTCCAGGCGTTGGCGACTTACCTGCAATCCCAGCTTGGCGAACCGCCGGGCATCGAACTTCTGCACACGCAGGGTTCGGACGTGTACCTCGCGCATAAAGAGCAGTACGAGCACCGTAGGGCAC